AAAACCGCCACGGTCAGAGGGTCAGTTCGCGCACCGCCAACGGGCGGGTGCACAGGTGCAGCGGGTTCGATTGCGCTTCCCCAGCCACGCCTTTGTCGAAGGGCAGACGCTCAAGCTTGGCGTAGTACGGCAGACCTTCGGTGTTGACGACCTCCATGTAGTCCGCCGGCGCAAAGGCGCTGATGAACAGGTCCGGAACCCCCTCCGGGACCAGTTGGGCACTGCCATCGTCCACGAACGGCTCCCCGTCATGCTTGCCGCGATAGCGCTCCCAGACCACGCCGCCGAACTCGAACGACTGGCGACGGTCACCCCGCAGTTGCGCCGCCTGCAGGGTGTTCAGGTAAGTGCCGCGCACTTTGGGGTGATCGATGAGCTTGGCCCAGAAGTTCTTGCCACAGAACGCTCGCGATCCGGTGCTGGTGACGTTGCCCAGCGCGTCGTCCTGCTCGTCGAGCAGGTCGGCCAGAATGCCGCTCAGGTCACCCTCGGGGTTACCCAGTTCGAGCGATCGCGGCTTGGGCTTCCTCAGTCCGAAGGCCTGGTAGATATCCAGCAGTACCGTCGAACCGTCGGCATCAAGAATCTTGCCCTTGATGGCGCCGATGCGCTGATACTCGTGGGTCAGGTCCAACTGGCGGCGCGCTTTTTCCAGGCGCTTGGCCACGACCGCCTCGGCCGACTGCAGCTCGGTCCGGCTACCCACCGCACGGATGCCCTGGATTTCATCGGCGAGGATCTGGAACGTCTGCGGCAGGTGAACGGTGTTGAAGGGGACCAATTGACGCTTGTCACCGGTCACGACCTGGCCTACGCCGCCGCGGGCTTTCGCCTCCACCAGTTGCAGCGTGGTGCCGTCCTTTTCGATCTGCACCACCAGCGAGGACACACCCTGTTCCTCGAACAGGCCCAGCGCGGCGAGTTGCCCCGGCACCGGGTGATCGGTGTTGATCACCGCCAGCAGCGCCTCCACCGAGAACGCCTCATCTTCGAAAATGCTGATTTCAGCCATGTGGATACTCCAGAAATGAAAAACCCCGCGCAGGCGGGGCTTGAGGTGGTTGAGGGACGGAGGAGGATCAGGTGCGAAGGATGAGGCCCAGCGCCTTGAGGTCGGCCTCACCGGCGGCATCCAGGCCGGTCAGCTGGCTGGCGATCACTTCGGCATCACGGACCACGGCCACCGCCTTGACGTCGGCATCCGTGGCATCCACTGGACCGAACAGAATGCCGCCAGCCGCGCGACGGCCGTCATCGGCACCGTCGTCGTCGTAGGGCGTCCAATCGCCGAGCCCTGCCAGCACCTGCAGGTTGAAGCGATCACCCACCACGAAGTCGGTGGCCCCGTCGGAAAGGGTGAAGCCAATTCCGCCGCCGGTGAACGCCTGGCCGACTTGACCAGTTCCCACCTGGCGTCCCTGCGGGTCGACCACCTCGAACTTGCCGCCATTGGCTCCGGCCTCGGTGATTTCCAGCACGTAGGTTCCGCTGATGGCGGCGCTGGTCACCACGGAGGCACCGACAGTGCCGTCGCCGGTGTTCCCTGCCGCCGCGGTCGCGGTCAGCGCATTGGCGGCGGTGATGTGGGCGATCAAGGTACCCGCCACCAGCCGGCCGGAGCCGGCGGTGATGACGATGTTTTCGCGGCTGCGCGAGCCGTTGGCCTCCGACAGGAGGAACTCTCCGGCGTGAACGCCTTCGGTCTTGATGGTCATGCTTGCTTTCCTCCTTTCGAGGCATTGAGCCGGCGCTTCGCGTACACGTCGCTCGGCGCCGGGGGTTGGTAAGCCGTGTTCTGCGGCTGATCGTCCGTCGGCACGCGGTTGTCGATCTCCACCTGGGTGCTGCGCGCTACGATCTTGTCGTACAGCCGCAGACGGGCGCCGTCGGCATCCAGGCCCTCCTCGATGAGCGCCTTGGCCTCATCGGGCATTTTCGCGACGAGGCACACCGACCGGACGGCCTTCGCCCTGTCCAAGGCCGCGCGCACCGTTTCGCGATCTTTCAGGCCTGAGGCCTTGATCAGGTACGCCGCGCAGTCGGCCAGACCGGCCTGGGCGCAGTCCGCCGTCAGCTCCGCAGCCAGTTCGGCCGACGTCAGTGCGGGGTCGCCCACCGGCTCCCGACTGGCCAGCAGCCGGCGCGCCGCGTCGGGCGTGTTGCGATAGCGATTCAGCACCTTGCCCAGGCGTGCGTTCACGCCGATCGGCTCGGCCGCGCCGAGCACCTCGTCCACGAACCCCTTGTCCTTCGCCTCGGGCGCGGTGAGCCAGGTTTCGTCGTCGATCATCCGGCGCAGTTCGGCGTCGTCGACATTCAGCGGCCGATGCTGGTAGCTCGCCACGATGCCCTCGAAGGCCTGGTCCATCATGTCGGCGACCTTGCGCAGGTCTTCGCTGTCGCCTGCCGCGAAGGTCCAGGGGTTGTGGATCATGAACAGCGCGTTGTCGGCCATTTCGACCCGGTGCGCGCCGCAGGCCGCGACACTGCCCGCGCTGAAGCAGGCCCCGTCGATCCGGGCGGTGCAGCGTTCGCCCAGGGCCCGGAGCGCGTTGTGGATGGCGATGCCGTCGAAGAGGTCGCCGCCGATGGTGTCGAAGTGAACCAGTACCGGAGAGGTGCCGTCGTCGACTGCTTTCAGGTCGCGGATGAAATCCGCGGAGGTGATGCCCCAAAAGCCGATTTCGCCGTAGATATAGATCTCGATGGAGGCGACCGAGCCGGTGCCCTCAGCGCTCAGCGCCTTGACGCTGTACCAGTGCTCGGCCTGCAGATCCGGCGCGCCCTGCGCCTTGTTCTGGATGCGCGGATCGGCGAGCGTGCCTACGCCCAGCAGCGCCCACAGAGCGGCCAGCGCCAGGGGCTGTTCATTGCGTTTCTTCATGGGTGTCCCCTTGGTCTCTCACCGGTTGCCCGGTGTCGGTGGTGTAGTGCAGGTTCAGGCTCTCGGCCCGGGCGTTGTCCTGGGCGTTCTCCCGGTCGATCACCTCGGCGTCGTATCCGGTGCGTAGCGCATGCTCGCTCCGGCTGGCGAGGCCTCCGCCGATCTCCAGCAGCTTGCCCTGGACGTCCTGCACCGGATGGATGTAGGCCCAGCCCTGCGGGATCCAACGCGTGCGCAGGAACTCACGTCGCCGCGCCGGATAGTCCGGCAGGTCGACTGCTCCGCTGAGGTACGCGGTATCCAGCCACCACGCGCGCACCGGGCGGCAGAGCTGGTAGACGTACACGCTGAATTGAACCTGTTCGATCCGGCGCCGAAACTCGTTGAGCAGCACCCGCAAGGTGCGGTCGCTGATATCGCCCATGTCGCCGGTGAGCAGCTCATACGGCAGGTCGACACCGACCGCCGCTGCCATCAGTTGCTGTCGCATGAAGTCGACGTAGGTGTTACCGGCGTCCGGCGGGTCGGAGAAAACCACCTCCTCCCCTTCCAGCAGTTCCTGCATGGTCCCCGGCTCCAGGCCGACCATCGGTGTCCCGTCGCGATCCTGCGCAGGTGCCAGCCCGGTCGACGGATCGAAGATCGGCGCCCCGTCCTGTCGAGGCCTGGTGATGAACCCGGCGAACAGGTTGGAAACTTCCTGCCTGAACAGCACCGCGTCGTCGTAGTTGTCCAGCGACTTCAGCCGCAGGAGAACCGGCGACAAGCGCGGCACACCGCGCAGCTGGCCACCCTCCAGCGGTTCGAAGATGTGCAGCACCTGGTCCGCCGGGATGCGGTTGAGCTGGTTGTAGCCGCGCCGGGGCGCCGCCGGATCGCCGGGATGGCTCTGCCACATCCAGTAGGCAACCCGGCGGCCGATGGCGTCGAACTCGATTCCCGCGCGCACCACGTTGCCACTGCGGGTCTTGAAATTGCGATCCACCGGGACGAAGTCAGGCGGGAGCACCTGCAGTTGCAGAGGTACCGCCAGGCCGTCCTCCGCCCGTCGGTTGCGGCGCCTCACGAAGCACTCGCCCGCTTCCTCGACCATCCGCGCGATGATCATCTGCAGGCCGTAGAAATCGGTACGGTCATCCGCGTCCGACTCGTCTACCCAGTCCTCCCACAGCAGGTTCAACGCCTCGCGCAACGCCGCGTCGTCCAGACGTGCGCGCGGCGTAATGCCGGTGCCGATCAGGTTGCTGACGCGCTTGCTGATCGCGCTCGCGGCGTAGGGGTCATTCCTCACCGCCGCTCGCGAGCGCTTGCGCAGGGTCGGCAATGCCGGAATGGCTACCGCATTCAGCGCCGCCTCGGGCGCGTCCCAGCCAGCGGCGCGGCGTCCGGTGCCAGCGCCCTCGTAGCTGTTGCGAATGCGCTTCGACGTGATTCGGTATCGGGTAGCCATCAGATCCCCTTGCCTCCGCTGTAGAGGCGAACCTGGCGCGAGCGCCGGTTGTTCGTAGCCGCCTCCAGGGCTGCGGCTTCGGCGTACTGCTGCTCCAGAACGCGCAGACTCGCCAGTTGCGCGCGGTCGACCTGGCGGTCTCCCTTGCGCACCGACTGCCCTTTTTTCAGGATGTCCTGAATCGCCACCCGGACCTCGTCCAGGCGCTGCTGCGCTGTGCTCATGCTGACCTCGTCTATCGGCGGCTCAGATACCCGCTGCGCGAGGTACGCCGGCCAGTTGGTTGGGATGGTGGGTTCGCGCTCCGCGTGGGAGGTGCCGGCCGCACTGGGGCGCTTGGCGCCTCGTTCTGCGGCTCATGCTCGTCCGCCTCGTCGGCTGCGCTGGGCACCGTGGCGACTGGGTCGGCGAACAGGCTGCCTTGACCTACCGCTGCGCGCAGGCTGCTCCACTGCGGAGCGTGATAGCGATGCAGGCCGAGGAAGTGGGCCGCGGCCAGGTTGTACACGATGAGGTCGAGGGCCTCGTTTCGCTCCGACTTGGCCTTGACCCAGTCGGTGCGCTTGAACCCCTTCACGTAGCGGACCACCTTGCGCTCGGCCACGCACTGGTCGAAGAAGTCAGGCGGCAGGTCTGCGGAGAAGTGCAACGCCCTGGGGCCATCCTTGAGGTGGTAGCGGTTGTAGACCCAGTCCTTCGCCGTGTCGGTACCGACCATCCATAGTTCGGCGCCACTCTTCTCGGTGTTGCCCTGCCAGGTGACGTCGACCTTAGACGGCCGCTGGGCCAGCACTGGGCGGCCGCGCTTGCTCGCCCCCTTCACCGCCAGCACGTTTCGCCAGCGGCGCAGGCGGGTGAACTGGTAGACCTCATGGGTATGGTGACCGCCCGAGTCGATGCAGACCGCGCAGATGGCCAGGTCCACACCGCTGACGTGCCGATATCGAGCCTTCAGGCGCTCGTCGAGCAGCGCCCAGGTACGCTCGTCGGTCGGGTCGCCAGGGATCACCTGGAAATCGACCGTCCAGCGCTCCAGGCCCTCGCCCCAGCCCATCACCAGCATTTCCAAGCGGTTGTGCTGGGTATCGACCGCCGCGGTCAGCAGCAGCGCTCCGGCGGGTACCAGCCCCAGCCGATGCCCCTCGGCCTCGGCTCGCTTGCGCAGCTCGTCCGCCTTGGTCATTTCCTCGGCGCTGTCCCACAGCCGGGCCAAACGGGTGTTGTAGAACACCTGCATGGACCCGGGATCGCCCTTCTCCTGTAGACGCTTGGCCTCGTCGTACTCCTTCGCCAGGTCCGTCCAGGTCAACCAGCCGGGAGGCGCATACAGCGCGCTCAGCGTGAAACTGACGGTCTCGCCGTCACCGACGGCATGGGCTCGCCACTCGCCAGCGGACAGCATGGCCGTCTTGTGGTGCTCCTCGATCAGGGCGCCGCACTCCTCGTTGCAGCACATGTACTGCACAAGGCGGTACTCGGGGTCGTACTTCAGGCCCTCCCACTCCAGCACCTGCATCGTTCCGCAATGCGGACACGGGACGTAGTAGTGCCGCTGGTCGCCCTGGGTGAAGAGGTCGGCGATCCGCGAAACGCCTTTCAGCGTGGGCGAGCTGGAGTAGTAGAACTTCGCGCGGCGGCCGAACGTCGAACCGCGCGCCTCGGCCTGCTTGACCGGGTCGCCGTCGTCGTCGACGTCCATTTCCCAGCGATCGATTTCGTCGCCGTACACGTACCGAGCGGACAACTCGGCCAGGTTGGAGGCCGAGCCGGCTGACGCGCAGTACAGTGCGCCACCCTCGAACTCCTTGGTGTCGAGCGTGTTTCGCGAGTCGCGCGAGCGGGCCTTGGCAACGCGCGCGGTCAGCACCGGCACGGCCTTGATCGTCTTGTCGATCCGTCCTGATACCCGCTTGCTCAGCTTCTCGGTGGGCAGCAGCACCAGGATGTTGGCCGGTGCCATGTGGATACAGCCGCCGATCCAGTTCAAGGCGACCTGGGTCTTCATCAGCTGCGAGGCGATCATGGTCACCACGCGCTTGGCTGGGAACAGCGGCGACAGGCAACGCATCGGCTCGCGCGCATAGGGGGTTCGGTCGGTGTGGTACTTGCCCGGCTCGGCCGCCCCCGTATCCGCCGGGATCATCTGGAACTCGTCCGCCCACTCATCGATCCACAGTTCGGGGTCAGGCTTCAGTCCTCGACGGTATGCCGCCAGGTACACGGCGGCACCGTCGGCATACGGTTGTTCCATGGTTCAGTTCGGCTCCTTGCCCCCTTGTTCGATCTCGGCATCGAGCTGCAGGAGGCGGTCGGCATCTTCCAAGGCACGGCGCAGCGCCTGGGTCAGGCGGCGTTCGATTTCCCAGGGGTCGGTCAGCGTCACCAGGTCGCCGGCGATTTTCGGCGGCACGCCCATCAGCAGATCGCGCAGAGCGCGCGCAGCGGTGAAGGCCGCGGAGTCGACACGCGCGCGCTCGACCGTCTCGCCACGGCTCTTGCGGTGTTCGTCTTCTGCCAGCAGAGCCAGGGCGTACTCTCGCCGTGCGCGGGCTTTCTGGTAGTCGGGCAGCGGTGCGGTCTGCCCAGGTGCCGGTAAGGCCGGGCTCGGGGCTGCACCTGCACCTATGTGGGCGTACACGCCCTTCTCCACCCGCTCCTGCCGGTGCCGCTCGGCCACGGCAGCCTTGCTCGGGTCTGCGCTGGCGGCCAGCAGTTCGTCGCTCGCCTGGACGTCGACCTTTCCGTCGGCAGTGAGGACGAGGCGTCCTTGCCGGACCAGCTTCGACACGTAGGCGCGCGACCAGCCTTGGCGGTCCGCGAACGCTGCCTTGGTCATGAACTCCATGTGCGGTACCTGTTAACCACGATGAACCGAGGGGGGTTAACCCGGTTAACCCTGTTAACTAACTTCCCGGCCCAGCCACTAGCGCGAGAACGGGGTTCGAATCACCCTTGTCGGGGGCGGCACTTCAGGGGCCCCCGGTGCTTTTTGAGTAGCACGTCACTGCCCCGCTTTTCGCGACACCCCGTCTGCAGGCGGCCACCGCCGGCTCGGGTTGAACTAACCCCGCTCCGCCCGGCCAGGCCACCTGCCAACGGTTCAGCGCAACGCTTTCGCCAGGGCCCGCTCGATGTTCGCCTCGATGCGCGCGTCGTCCTCGGCAATACGCCGAACGACTTCGTGAAACTGGAAGCGCACGCGGTACTGAGGCTGGCGGACGAAGGCGAGGACCATGGTCAACGTCCGTCCACGGCGTTCGGCGATGCCAATCGGCCGGCGGCCACGGCGCATCACGAAGTACGCCAGTTGGTGTCCCTTCGCCAGGGAGCGCGCCGACTGAGTGGCGTTTCCTTTGAACCCCGCTCGGTATTCCAGGGCGCCCAGGCCGGAGAGGATCTGGATCATCTGGCCGCGGCTCATGTTGCCGTACTGGTCCAGCCGGGCGCCCTCCGCTGGAACGACGAACATGCCCGCCGGCAGAATGCCTCGGGCTCGGAGGTTCCGCTCCGACGCCTTGTCCACCCTCGGCCCCCCGAAGACTTGGGGAGCCACCCAGTCCTCCGGCGCCTGCCCCTTCGAGGCATGGTCCTTTTCGTCCTTCACCCACAAGGCCGCCTCAAGGCGGCGCGAAGTGGCATGCAGGATGCGGATGGCGTTGCGGGTGAACGGTGTCGGCCGGTCGAAGACCTGGTCGATCTCCCCGACCAGCGCCTGATTCGCCTGGTTCGCCGTGTGGTTCAAGGCGTCGGCCAACACAGCAGCAGGCAAGTCGCCACCGAGCTGCTGCAAGGACCGAACGGCGTCGTCCAAGTCCCGCGCAGTGATAGCCCCTCTCACTCCGAGTCAGCCCGACGAGGCGGCACCTCAGAACCGCCCGCTTTCCGCTCAAGCCAACGTGTGTAAAAACCAGATGCCACGTCGGCGCCGAGGCACGCGACCACGCTACCGAGCGCGGCGGCAACCGGCAGCCCCGCACCGCTCGCCGTGGCGAGCAACACCGAGGCCAGGCCGAACACCACCGACGCCCCCGAGCGCAGCAGGACACGTTTCAGCAGATCGCTGACCGTCAGCCCTGCCGCCTCGGCGCGCCACAACTCCCCAGACAGGCCTGCCATCGACACCAGCACGAACAGCCAGGTCGGGATATCGCTCAGCGTCTGCTGAACGTCGTTCTCTGTCGCCATGTTCACCTCGGTCTGAGTAGGCGGCCCGTCCCTGGACCCGACGCCCCGCCAGGGAGGCCAGAGGCGCCGAAATCGAGCCAATAAAAAACCCGGCGCGATGGCCGGGTTCGGATGATGTGGAGCGTGTGCCTCACTGGCGCACCTCTACGAGAGTGCCTACTTTTTACCCCTTCAGTTCGGTGGCAGCAACCCAGTTTTATTGCCACCCCGAACTTATCCCGGAGTCGCCCCAAACTCGTCCCGGACTCGTCCGGCGTATATCCATCTACGGTTATCAAGCGCCTCCGGCGCTGTCCTACTGGTCAGTAGGTGGGTCAGCAGGTGGGACAGATAACCCATTGTTTTATATGGCGTTGTCCTACTGTCCCACTTGTCCTACTACTTTCTACGCATATAAGAGAAGAATAATAAGAGCGCACGCTACGCGCGTGCGCGCGATACGCGCCTATGTGCGGGCGGGTGTGTGAAAGGTGGGACAGTGGGACAGCCCCAGCGGCGACGGGGCTTTGCGCTGTCCCGCCTCGAAAAACGAAGCGGGACAGAGTAGGACGGTGGGACAGTGCACGGCCAAGTCAGGCCGCCCGCCGCAGCAGGATTTCAGCAATGGCCGCATGGGCCAGGTGCAGGCGCTGGTAATACTGGGTTCTACCGCACCCGCACGCTTCCCATTTCATCGGGTCCGACATGTCGTAGTCCGTGTAATGCAACCGCACCACCCGCTCGATGGGCGGCGGAAGGTGCTTGTTCACGATCAGCTCAATGTCCGCCGTGCGATCCAGAGGACAGCGAGCCCCCGCTGTGGAGCGAGTCAGGTTTCCCCTGGTCGCCATCAGCATAGCAATCACATTGCTCCCGCCGCTAGCGTTGCCGGCTGAACCTACGCCGTTCGGTGGGTGCAGCTCGGCGGCCCAGGTCCGTAGCATCTCGTCAATTGGCTTGATCAAAATGCGGCCTCCTTCTGCGTTGGCCGCCCCTTCCACGACGGCGGCCGCTCATAGCCCCACGGCCGCACCGGTGACTTACCGGATGCGGGCAGGCGTCTGCGCCGCCAGCCCAGCCGGTGCATGATATGGCCAACTCGCATCTGCTCCGGTTTGCCCCAATGCCCGAAGTCGAGGTTGAGCGCGTCCCCCAGCAGGTCAGCACTGGTGACGGTCTCGCCGACGTACCCCTCCAGCCAACCGATCAACTTGTGCTCCCAGGCGTCGACGGTGTAGCGCTTGTCCTGCTCCTCCTCGAACAGCGCGCGCTCTTCACGCGAGACCCACCACTGATCTCCGGCGCGGTAGCAGAACAGCGCTTCTGCCCATAGCTGGTCCCGGATCTCGCGCAGCAGGTCCAGATCCACCTTCGTGCAGAGGACCGGCCAGTATCGACGGTTACCGGTGGTGTCTTTCAGGTACTCCTCCTGGTTTGTAGCACCTACGAAAACACACTGTCGCGGCACATCGCGGGATCTGCGGCCATATTTCTCGCGGAAGGTATCAACCGATGCCGAGAAGAACTGCTTCGCCTTGGTGCTGTCGGCCTTGTTGAAGGCATCCAACTCGCCCAGTTCGCTGATCCATTTGCCGCGTAACATCTGAAATGTTTCTGTGTCACCAAGCACGAACGGGGTATCCATGAACCACTCGCCGCCCAGCACCGACATGGCAGTCGACTTGCCCTCACCCTGCAACCCTTCGAGGATCAGCACCGTATCCATCTTGCAGCCTGGGCGCATAACACGCGCAACAGCGCCGATCAGCCAGCGCTTGCCGGCCTTCATCGAGTACGGGGTCTCCTCCACGCCCAGGGCCCTGTTCAGCCAATGCTCGATCCGCGGCGTACCGTCCCACTCCAGGCCCTCAAGGTACGCCCGCACCGGGTGAAAACTGTTCTTGCTGGCCACCACAGACACCGCTTCGAGCACCGGCGGCACCTTCGTCAACAGACCGTACTGCTGTGCCAGCCACTCGCACGCCAGCATGTCGTCCAGATCTGTCCACTCCCCCGTACCACCGCCATAGGGTGGCGTCCGCAGCTTCATGGTCTTAGCGCTGAACTCGTCATAGCCGAGCACGCCTTGCCACCGTTCATCGTTCTGCAAGATGAGACTGATGTTCACCATGTGCGCCGCCAACCCGCCGCCCTTGATCCGCAGCAAGCAGTCACGCCAGCCCCCTTCCGCCGGCGGCCGGACCACCGCCATGACCTGGGCGCGGACAACCTCCAGCCCCTCGGCACAGTGCAGGTCGTTGAAGTCAGTCCAGCCCTCATCCCGCTCGCTGCCGAAGCGAGGGAGTACGAACTGGCCGCCCAGGATCGTGGCGGCGTTCTCCGCAGCCTGAGCGCCCGGATTCCAAGGCGATCCGTCCTGGCGGGTGGTCTTCCAGTCGTCATCGCCGCAGAAGATCAGCGGCCGCGACGGGTACTCGGTCTGCATCGCCTTGCCGACCGGCAGCAGGTTGCCGGCATCGAAGGCAATAGCCACCGCGCAGCCCGTCGCCATATGCAGGCTGACGCCGGTTGCGTAGCCCTCAGCGATCAACACCGGCTCGCCGGGTTCGGGGCGCGGACCGATCAGGCAGAACGCGCCTTCCTTCTGCATGCCGTAGGGCCAATACGCCTTGTCCCGGCCGGTATCGGGCTGCTTTTCAGGGTAGATGATTTGCAGCCCCACCAGCCCCTTGAGCGTTCGCATGGGCACCATGAAACGCCCGCCGTAACCGTAGCGAACGCCGATACCGACGATTTGCTTGCGGTCGAGATACGGCGCCTTGCCCTTCTCCAATAGCCGTTCCCACAGCCGCGCGGCGCCCTGCGCAGCACGCTGCGCGGCGTAGGCGGCCTTTGCCGCGGCCTTGCGCTTGGCCTCTTCCTGGCGGGCGTGCATAAGCTCGCGCTCCTCGGCAGTCAGGCGAACACCCTTGAGCTTGAATTTCTCGTTGAGATCCTGCCGCCAGTTGCCGAAGCGCCCGAAATAGAGGGTCTTGCCGCTGGCAGTGGTGTATTCGTGCAGTACGTACCAGCCAGTAGCCTCCCCGCTCCGGTCGCCCTCGACCTTGCAGCGCACCAGCTTGCCGAACACCCAGCCCGGGCTCCGCTTGGTGAAGGGCTCGATACCATGATCCCGAAGCTGATTCAGCACTTCGTCCAAGGCTTCGTTACTCACCGGCGCCCCCTCCGCTCGTTGAAGGACTGGCATTTAATGCAGGTTTGGCACCCCGGCACAGCTTCGCGACGGCGCGGCGGGATCGGCTCGCCGCAGCACTCGCACTCATGAGCCGATTCGCCAGCCACTACCAGCGCTCGGGCAGCCAACGCCGCCTCCATGCGCTCCAGCACCAGGTCATTGGCGTGATCCGCGATATCAGCCATTGGCCACCTCCCCGCGTTCGGCGCCCTTGGTGGTCTGGTGGACGTAGCGAGCCCGCTCGTAGAGGCCAACCGCCGCGCGGATGATGCTCATCGCCAGTTTTTGGGTTTCGGCCAGCTCGGCCGCATCGATGCGACCATCCTCGATATGGCGCGCGATGGTGGTTGCCGCATTGGCCGACGTGTGCAGGATCTCGCCGGCACCGGCAATCAGGCTGGCCGGCACATCCTCGAACTGAAGCGGCGAAACGAAGAACCACAGGCTGTCGCCCAGCTCGGCATGCAGCGCGTCGAGCACGACCGCCCGCCCCTCGGCCGACACGTACCGCAGGAAGTCGAGCACGTCGTAGATGTTGAGGATGTGGCTGGTGTGGCTGGGGTCGAACTTGTGGGAAGTGGTGGAGACGCTGCGGCCGGTGGAGTGAGCGAAGCCAGTGATGCCACCGTGGCACATGCGTTGATTGCGGGCGACGAGGTTGAGCGCTTCGCCCAGGGGGAGTACCTCGCGGCCCATACGGTCGAACTGATCCGCGAACGAAGGTCGGGACATGGCAATTATTCCTGTTTACTGCCAGTGCCACGACGCCACCAACCTTGTTACATTAGGCGCCGTGGTCACATTGCATGGTGGTCACAAAGGCAGATGGCCGCTCTGTGGTGGAAACGCCATCTGCCGCCTTGGCCAGGTGATCGGCATCCCTGATCACCTGGCCATTGCAGCCAGCAACTCTGTGGTGGAGAGGCTGGCAACCCCGAGGCATCCGTGCCTTGGGCCTGGGAAGCTCGGTCGGCTGTGGTGGTACTTAGCGTGCTGCTCCAGCCGGCCTGGCTCCCCTCCCCCGGTGGTGGCGAGGGTTGTTACGTTGACTAGGCAACAGCCAATCCATCGTCGCGCTCGCCAAACACGTCCGGCCGCAACCGGTGGCGACTGACGCCGGTCAGGGCCTCGACCTTCAGCACCATTTCTGCCGGGCAGTGCCCACTACCTCGCAGATAGTGAGAAATCATTTGCTGGGACAGATTGACCCCGAACGCGGCGAGCTTTCGTGAAAGCTCGGATTGGCCCCCTGCCCGGGAAATCGCAAGCTGAAACGCGACTTTCATTGGTTCTTGATCTGACATAAGGCTTCCTCGGATGGAACTGGCGCCCAGCCTACAAACAAAGCTGTCGAATTTCAACAGACACTTTTGTTTGATAGGCAACAAATCCTTTTGTAGCGTTCACCCCATGAACACACCAACTGAACGCCAAGCTGCAATTGCCGCCACGATTCGCAAGCGCCGCGAAGAGCTGAAGCTTTCCCAAAGCGAGGTAGCGAAAGGGGTCCGCGAGCTGCTAGGCGGCCAAGCCTTTACGCAACAGTCCTATGCTGCAATTGAGCAAGGGAAAACCAAGCACTCTAAATATCTGGCAGTCATTGCCCGAGTACTAGGCATTCCCTCTCAGTCGGTGGACCCCACGTTTCCAGCCGCCGCAAGCATCATGCCCCCTACGATCACAGCGGCAGAGCGGGCTACAGTAGCCGGCCCTACAGGGAGAAAATTGCCAGTGGTAGGCTCCATTGCAGCAGGCGCCTGGGTAGAGGCAGTCGATTTATTCCAGCCGGGGGATGCTGAGGAATGGGTAGATGCCCCAGGGCCAGTAGGCCCGGATGCCTTTGTTTTGATTATTGACGGGATAAGCATGAAGAATCCCGCCGGCCCCTTGAGTTTCGAAAGCGGAGACCGCGTGGTCATCGATCCATCAATCGAGGCAAAGCCGGGGGATCTTGTCGCAGCGAAGCTGACCAACTCTAACCGCGTCACGTTCAAACGCCTTCAGATGGAAGATGGCGAGTGGTATTTGGAAGCACTGAATCCCGCTTGGGAACCCCGATACATCCGCGTCAACGAAGAATGGCAGATATGTGGCAAGGCAGTATGGCGCGTACAGAAGCTGTAGCAACAAACAAAATCTACAAACAAAACTGTTGACCAACCAACAAATCAGACTGTAGTTTTACCTCGACTCTCCACCACAGAGACGAGGTAACACCATGCAACGTTCCGCCACGGTACACGTCCACCCGGCCTGTACCTCCTCCCCGCAACAGATCCAACGCCTCCAGGCCGAAACTGGCTGCCTTGTCGTCATCTTCAACGGCAAAGCCCAGCTTGTAGCCAGCCGTACCCCAGGCCACCGTTATTCGGTAACCACCACCTCCCCGTTTGGAGGTGACGCGGCATGACCTACGCACTCCGCCAACCATCCTTTGTGCGGCTCAAGGCTCAACTCAGCCTCAACGGCCGCTTCAACCACACCCTCTACGACGCGGAAACCCGCCAGGCAGTCCACGCCACTCTTGACATTGAGCGCGGCGCTGAACAGGTCAGCGTCGTCGCTCGAATGGGCTCCACGCTGAATAGCCTGGGCCTCCCGATCGATGCCCCTTCCAACGCCAACACCGTGGCCGACTACCTCGAATCCATCGCAAATGGCCGCCTGGACACGGCGGACGACACCCCGGCTCGCCGCCGTTTCAACCAAGCAGCGTAGGAGGCCGCGATGAAAGACTTGTCCCTGCACCAGGCAGCGCAGCGCCTCGGGCTGACCCGTCCCGAGCTGATCAAGCGCATGAAGGCGGCCGGCCTGCTCGACAGCAACACTCTTCCAGCCTCTCCGGTCCGCGACCGCCTCTACCTGCGCGCAAAGGAAACGTCCTGGCATCACCCCGAACTCGGCATGCAGTACAGCCACTCGACGAAGGTGCGCCCGGCCGGAGTGGCATGGCTGGCCGACAAGCTCGGCATCCCACGCGTCTGCCCGCCGGCGGTCCCGGACCGCCGCGAGGTTGGCTGACGAACCCCGGCCCCGCGAGTACGCCCGCCAGATCGTCGCCCTTCGAACCATCGAGGAACGCAGGGCGGCCCTGGAGCGGGTGCCGGAACACCTTCGGGAACTTGTACGAACCCACGTAGAGATCGCCTGGAACCATCCCAAAGGAGGCAAGGCATGAAATGCCAACCAGTACGAATCGCCCTGGTCGAAATGATCTTCAAGCTGGCCACCGAGGCCCGCGAAGCGGAAACCGAGGCCCAGGCAGTAGCAGCAGACCACCAAGCGTTCGGCGCAACACTGCTCGCCTATCAGGCAGGCTCTATCGACCACAGCACCTACACCGCGCTCTGCAATCTCGCAGGAAATGCACGCCTTTTGCGCTGCATTGAGATTGTCTACGACCAACCGCCGTACTCACGCGCCCTAGTTGTTCACTACACCGGCCCTGCCTTCGGGAAGGCTCGCCGCAATGCAGCCGAACAGGTAGCCGCATGAGCACTCCGCACGACAACCAACCGGAACTTCGCCTGACACCGGCCCCGCGCCCGGAGACGGTGGAGCTGCTCTACCGTACCTTCGGCGACGTGCTGATCCCGCTGGAGCACCTGCGCATTCGGTACTTCCACAACCTAAACGAAGACACGTTCAGCCGCTCGATCAAGGAACGCCGAATCCGCCTCCCCATCACCACCGTCGACCCGAGTCAGCGCGCCCAGGCATTTGTCGATGTGCGCCACCTTGCGGCCTGGATCGACTCACGAGCCTGGCAGGCCGACGAGGCATATGCCCGACCCGGCAGTAACGAGTAACCACACCGGCCGCCACCACCGGCCATCCACCACCAATGGAGAAAACCACCATGCATACCCAACACATCATTCTCGCGGCCACCACGCTTGCCGCGCTGCTGATCCTGATCACCACCGCCTACCTTGCCGGGCGCAAGGACAGAAAGAACGCGCAACAGCAGGCGGTCGACGAGGCGCTCTATCTCTGCCGCGTCTCGCACGGCCAGGAACTGACTGCGCTGCATACCGACCTGATCAAGCTGCGCACCAATGCCCAGCGCCTGCAACAGGTCATAGATGAGCAGGAGGAAGAGATCAGCGACCAGAAGGAGCTTCGTCAAAGCATCGAAGCCGAGGCCACCGAGAAACTTGCGGATTGGCAGCAGCGCCACGAAGAGCAACAAGCGGAACTGAAGCGCCTGGAGACGGAGCTGGAGACAAGCATCGCGACCAATCATCGCCAGGCTGAGACCGCGAAGCTCCTCCGCGAGCAGAACTTGGCCGCCCAAGAACTGGACGCCATCCGCACCGCCAGTCGCCTCCTCAGCGGCCACGCTCGACAGTTCCAAAAGACCGGCACCACCAAGCGCAACGCAGACGCCGAAGCCCAACAGCAGCTCGCCGCGATCCTCCAGCGGCTCGCCATCACGGAGCTGGCCAGCCAGAGCGCAGAAGCTGAAGCGCAGGAGGCGGCATGAACTACTCCAGCCTCTCCACCTACGACCTGCTGAAGCACCGCAGCCACCACGTCGACAGCCTGACCCGCCTGCGCCGCGCCCAGCCGCAGTGGGACGAGGACGCTGCTCGACGCGGGAAAATCACGATGGCCGATATCAGCGACCAGATCCGCGAGATCGATGACCACCTTCGTCCGAGCGGCTGGGAGTCAGTCGACCTCGACTACTCCGGCGACACCGCCCCGATGTGCATGTGAGGCAGCGCGATGACTACTATCCCGGCTAGCCGCGTAGCGGCACAAGACCAGGGCGCCGCCCTGGCACACGCCACCCACAGCACCCAAGCCCCGGCCGCGCAAAAGCGCGGCGGCG